TCGAGCGCATCGCCGTTTTCGTACGAATCCGGCGGCAGCCACGATAGAGTAGCATCCACCCCCGATTGGGCGTGAGCCATGGTCGTACAGAATACAAACGCAGCCGCAAAAATCCATAGCCAACGGGTCATACTATCCTCCTGCTCGCATACCGGGACGCCCGGTAGCTTGATTCGTAAACTGGTCTTCGACGCCCTGCTCTTGGCGTACCTGTTCAGGACCAGCTCTATCGTCCTTCGGCGCAGGTTGGTTCCCGGCCGGGGGTAGCGCAGCAGCCTGCTCCTGTTGGGCCTGCATCTGCGCCTTGATTTCTTCATCATCGGGCAAAATACGCTCGTGTTCAAGCCCGAGGTTAGAGGCGACGCTACGCAAGACATTCGCTCTGCCCTCGGGGCCAACAAGCGCCATGTCAATCGGGTTTGCAGTGAGCTGTAAGAATTCAAGCTGGCGCATTCGATCCTGCTCTCGCTTGACCGCATGATTAACGCCCTTCACATTGATGAACTCATCGCCCCGGAAGGTTCCGGGTTGCGTCTCCATGATCATCATGAACAGGTCGTTCAGGAGAGGTTCAACCACGTCTCGATCTATGCTGGCCGCTACGTTCTGAAGTGTCTTAGCGGCGTTGCCCATAAGCATCGCCAAACCTGACGCAGTACGCCCCGCACCGCCGACCTTTTCGTTGCCGGTCATATATCGGGGAATCGCAGAAATCTCGTCGCCCATCATCGACCATTCTTTGTAGATGCCGATCAGCTCCATCGAGTTCATTTGCGGCTGGAAGAAGTCAACCGGCTTGGCGGTACTCGACCCTATCGACGGGTCGTAGCTCACATGCCATCGCTTCCATGGGTATAGGTCGTCGCCCTCACCCGGCTGCAAGACTTCATCGTTGATGACGACCTGCGGACCCGAGGCAATGGCAGCGTTGTTGACGAGCGAACGAGCCGCCGCGTTACAAATCTGCTGAACGTCTTCGAGAAGATCGGGAAGGCCATACCCGTACATCGCGCCCGGAATCTTCTCGAAGCTGGAAACGTAGTATCTGGCGGTGCGCTGTGAAACGGGATTGATCTGAACCTTGATGATGAATCGGTCGATCAGCCACGCTGTGACGTAGTACTCAGCAGTCACGTCAGGAACCTTGTCCTCGCCCATGCCCCACTCTCGAAGCATCCTTCCTGACACGTAGCCGGTATATTCGGCGGTGTCGATCATTGACGTAGCGGTACGGCTCCATCGCTCACGGTCTTCAAGCTCAGCTCGCTCCGTGTCGATGGTGTCCCACCACTCGTGCGAACCGCTGTTATAAAATCGCTCAAGTACCTGATCAATCGCCTCACGGTCGTAACCGGGCAAATCCCTCACTTGCACGAGTTCGGCTCGCGTAAGGCGTACTCGTTCGATGAAGTCGGCTTGTCGCGTGCTGCTCGCGCCGGGAGACCAGTAAAGATCAAACGGCGAGACACGGTTCCAGAACATCTGAGGTACGGTCTCGACTACCATCTTTCCGTCCACCCATTTCGGGCGGGTGGTGTTGCGGACGGTCGGGCCTTTGATGCAAGCAAACGGGAAGATGGGAAGGTCGATTAAAAATTCCGCGAGCGCCTCGTAGAACTGCCCCTCGATCAGCATATCGTCTAGTCGGTTCGTCGCATTGTCGGCCTCCTTATGGGCTTGTTTCTTCGCCGCACGCTGTGCCGCCTTGCGGAGCATCTCAGTGCGGTCGGCGATCATCTGCTCATCCACCTGCACGCCCGACTGCATCATCGTGGCAATCTCGACATTGACGAGCTGCTGAATGTTCGACTCGATGTCTTCGGGTACGGTTGGAAGGGGTGTCGGGTCAACGTCGAAAGGTCGTTCGGACCCGAGATAAATATCGCGGAGGAGGGCGGTGGCTGCTCGGCATTTCGTCGCCGTTACACGAGCATAAACTTTGCTGCCGCCGAACTGAGAAATCTCTGTGAGCTGTGATTGGTTGTACTGGCCCTTGTATGTACGCAGCGCTTCAAGTAGCCGCTCACTGATCCCCTCGGCGTTGCGGAAGTTCCGCATGTCTGTCATACGCGCACGTATGTGGCCGACGAGTTGGGAGTCTACAATGTCCTCCTCCATTCCTGCTGTCGATTCAGCCGCCCTTGCGGCGTCGTCCATCTGCTGATTCGAGACAATACGGAGGAGTCCGCGACTCTGACCGGGATTGGGCGAAACAGGTATAGCCGTGGGAGGAGTAGCCATGGACACCAATGATGGGTTATGTTAGCGGGCGTGTCAACAAGCGGCATAGGATATGACAGACAATCAACTCGATACTAGAGTGGACCTCCCGCTCTCAAGCCTTTCGGCGAATATAGCAGCGGAACTAGCGGCCGGTTTGGCAGACGCTGAGGGGATCAAAAAGCGCTACGAACTCACGGATAATCAGTGGCGGAAGCTGAAGGCAAGCCCTGTATTTCGTGGCATGGTGAAGGAAGCGCTTCAGCGCTTTGCCGGAGACTTGAACGCCGGTAAGCGAATCACCATCAAGTCTGAAATCGCTCTCGAAGACTCCATCCCGCTGCTGCATGAATGGGCGCACGACGGCGAGATCGCAATCTCAAATCGACTCGACGCAATCAAGCAGATGGGTGTACTGGCAGGGCGGACTGGTCGCGGAGATCAGCAAGTGGGCGGACCCGGCGGAAGCGGCTTCAATGTGAACATCGTCATCCAGGGAAACGAACACAGGGAAGTACTCGAAGTTACGTCCAACCCCCCGTTGGAGGGGGAGGCCGAACTGGTCGAGGGTTGAGCTTCGCCATAACTTTCCCGATGTAGTTCACGTTCGTGGACAAGCACATATACTGCAACGAGTCGGCAAGGTCCGACCACGGATGTGATTTGTCAGGCTTGTCATCGAGCTGCCCGTTGTTCTTCCTGCGGTAACGGTAGTTGTACTTCATAGCTGAACAGAGTACGGGGCAGCCTTCCTCATCTATCCGCAGCATAGCCCCGCCGTCGCGTTGCTGTAGCAAGACCTGATCAACCGCGCTGAGTCGAGCGTCGATACTGTTCGTCGTCGCCGGGAAGATGTTGAACCCCAAGCGCTTCAAAACGTCGAACGGCGACTCCTCGTTGACTTGGCTCTTGTCCCGTCCTTTAGGATCGCCAACCATGAAGATGCGGAAGCCTTGGTAGTGCTTCCATAAAAACGGACGCAATAGCGTCGTCGCAAACATCTCAATGCCCATGTCTTCGGTCATGAGTTCATCAAAGCAATTCAACCGCCCTATGTTGTCGATCTGACCAATCACACAGGCGGGGGTGCGGCCGAAGTCCTGCCCGATCATTATCGGTATGTTGTTTATCGGGCGGAGACGGCCGTCGGGGTCTTCCTTATTTCGTGCGGCTTCAGGGATTTGCTTGTGGATATGAAAGCCGGACTTAAACGTCCGCCTAAAGACAGCCTGTCCCGATAGGGACTTGCCGTACTGAGCATGAACGTGAACGTCCACCCAATCAGGGGAGTTGTTCTCGGCAAGATTTTCGTAGTAGTTCGGGGGAAGGTTTTCAACATTTTCTGCTCGCTCACTAAGCCCACCGGGCTGCTTGTACAGCACCCAATTCTTCGGCATTTTCGTTTCGAGTTTCTCGTGCCACTCAGAGTCTTCGTCGGGTGGGTTTGACTCCGCAACAATACCGAACCATGTCGGCTCGACCATAGCACGTGTTGGAAAGCGGCCAAGGCGACCGGCTAGTGCGTCGAGGATGTCCATACGAATCTCTCGAAACTCAGACACCCACGCACCTGTCAGGTTCAGCGATAGCAGTCTCTGTTGATCCTCTTTCGAGTCGAGCGGGATGAGCATCCAATCGGACTCGACCGAAGTACCATCTGGCAATGGCAGTCTGACTTGAATCGTCTGGTCGCGGCCGTAAAAGTGTGTGATCGGTGACAGCCACATCTGAATGTCCGCCAAACATGTCTGCCGGAGCTGCTGTAGCGTATTACGAATGATAGCGAACCGAGTTCGACGGACACCACGCTGGTCAGGTTCCTGTAGCTTCGCACGGCGAAGCAGCTCCATGAAGCAGCCTGCTGACTTACCGGAACCGACCGGCCCCATGATTAGTCGGACGAAGTGCTCGTCCATCATGAAGTCGCCGACCGTCGGTGGCGTGATGTAGTCTAAACTGCTCGGGTTAACGTCACCCGACCCGTCGTCGTTCACTTATAGTGGTCCTCAATCCACGGCGCTCGCTTCAGTGCGTCCTCATCCCATGGATCGACAAGGCCCTGAAAAAATACGATGCGTGCATGGTCGGGTAGCTGGTAGCCACGGCATTTGAGATCGGATCGGTACGCAACCACGCCGTCTCTATATCCCCATGTCGCTTCCTTGGGGCCGAGAGCATAGCAGAACCACGCTTGGTCCGAGCCACGAAACGAAGCCTTCTTGGCGAGCTGAGGAGAAATTATCGGGTCGAAATCGGTGTATACCTTCGACCGGCACCCCGCATCCATCATCCACATTGAGCCGTTGTATGGCGTCGTGCGCATGGGGTAATTGTAAATTACGAAATCTTCTTTCCGGTTCCAGAGCGGTCGCATGTCTCGGACGATGACGCAATCCAAATCGACCGAGACAAATCTCGGGCCGATGACATCTGCCATTTCATCACTAAAAGCACGAACCCGGCGATAGCAAGAAGGCTGATTATCCCCATGAGGAGAAAAGACAT